TCGTTCCAAAAAGAACATGAACGTGTCAACACACATTTCAGCGAATGAGACAGACTCTTTCTGAACGTCCCAACAACGGGTACGAAACAGAACAAAATTACCACATCGAAATTCAGACTCTTCACTCTCAGGCATAAAACCGAGTGTAATGAGAATGTTAACGACATTAGCAAAATTGGAAACCAAGTCACCCTTACTCACATCTTTCCATGAAAGGACAGCTGCTTTTAAGGTTTCAAAATGAGCATCATACTCTTTCCACTCTTCAATAGATTGAGTGTCAAGTTTATCTGACTTATTATCCATCAAGCGAGAAGCCTCAGCTTTGAGGAAGTCAAATTGCTCAAGTACCAAAGCCCATACTTTCTGACTTGTAGAACCAGTATAATGGGTTCGGACGTACAAGTGAATGATTGAAAGAAAATTGATGAGACTGTTGCTAGTACTCAGACCTGCCACCAAGGCAATAAGGTCTTCCACCCGAGACAAAATATTCTCAGACAGATTCAATTCAGAAGCATCATATTTCAATGCATTGGTCATATCAGTCAACACTTTATGGGCTCGCATAGCTTGGCGGGTCATATGCGATGCCTGTGTAGCGGATTCCTTCGTTTTATTGAAGAATTCCGTAAACCCTTGCGGGTCAAGGTTGTTTGCGATTTCACTAGAGAACTTCATCTTGGAAAATTGGATAAAGTTAAAAGGTAGTTGTAAAACAAGAAAATGGTCATCAAAAAGATAACAAGGGAATAAATTAAATTCATATAGTGCATTTTAGTTGTTTGGGAACGGGTTAGGAGCGCAAACGGGGGTTAAGGAATTTTTGTGGAGAAATTCTAAACCAGTTCAGAACGTGGAGGTCTACACCCGGCTATAACTAAGCCTCGTAGCCAACAAGCCAAACTAGATTCTGTCAAATCTAGATCTCAATTTTGTTGAATTAAGAGATTTTCCATCATACAAAGACAAGAACGTAAAATTCACACCTCCCTTCCAAAGGAGCATGCTTCATTCACAGGGTCATTCAAGCACCCCGTAATCTTTTATACACAAGGTTTGTCGGACAAAGTCCAACTAATAATTGCTTTATTCTGATATTCAAGTCATAAAAGAACCACGGCAATAAAGCCGTAACAGATACAGTCCAAACATATATTCAGGTAAGTATGATAACTATCAATACTCACGGTTTTGAAGTTTATAGACTTAATTGGTCTTTATAAATTGTTTATGATTTCTTAGTTTAAGGACATCATCGGTCTCTATTTAATTTTTAGTTTCTTAGTTTAATGACATCATCGGTCAATAATAAAAGGGGTAGAGTCTCAAGGTAACACTAAACTCTGGTAGTTAACCTACATAAAAAAC